CCTTCAATATTTGTTCTATCTTTACTGAATATATCTTTCTGCTTAATTTCTGAGTTATATCCAATAAACTTCTTTTCATTATAAATCTGTAAATTTACCTGTTATTGCAATTTCATCCGCACTATTAACTGTAAATCCTAAATTAGCAGGAATAAAATTAAAAGTTAAATTTCCTGTTGCTGTTACATAGGATATTGTAAAATGAGAAGTTTGATAATATCGTACTCCGTTTATGTAAAGTTTAACATCATATGAATTTCCAGAAACTGTTAAACTACCAGTCACTACTTCTGCTAATTGTGGTGGTGCAGGTATTAACTTTATTGCACTAAAAGTTATAGTATTATCTGCTATTGGATTTTGAGTTTTACTACTATTAAGTGTTAAAAAATCAATTAGAGTTTTATTATCATAATAAGGAGATGGTTTTGTTAAAAGATTTTCTATTCTACCATTCCCCGTCAAATCCGTTTCGGTTGAGAATACAATTTTTCTAGCTGGTATTGTTTTTTTAGTTGTATTTTCTCCATCAAATTTTTCCGGAAGTAGATATGCTTTAACTGTAAATGTACATTCAATTCTATTTACTCGTTCTCCACCATCTGCCAATTCGTTTACTATATTATAATCTTCTACAAGTGTATTAAATTTCCATTTTCTTTTATCTCCCCAATATTCTTCGGATGCAAATGTTAATGCTTCAATTATAGTGTTTAGTTGTTCTACATAATTTGTCCAACCCATACATTCGTATGAAATTTGAACAAAATCAGGCATTATTATATTATAATATTCGTACTTTGGAGAAGAATTATTACCAAGTAAAGAATAAAGATCATATTTATTATTTTTAGAAACTTTTTGAGCGTATTGATACGTTACTTGTCTATTAAGAACTGGCATTGATTCATTTTTAGTTATTCCTGTTCTTCTTAACATTACTATTGGTAATTGAATTTTTCCATGTACATCTCTATAAACACCTTCTTTTCTAGAAGCATTCCATCTTTCAGAATTACCATATATTACTGGTATTTTCAATGATTTTCCATTATCATCTAATTCTGGAAGTATTACATCTTCTAAATAAGTCATAATAGCATAATCAATATCAAATAAAGATACACTCTGTTTTGGATCTCCCTTCTGCGATTTTATCTGATTTACTCTATCCGTATTTCTTAATGGATTTTCTGCCATATTATTAATTTACTCTTTCTTCAATATTAAGTGTAGATTTAGATACCATAAATGTTTGACAAATAATACTAAAGTTATTATATGGTTGTCCGCCTGCAAATTGTACTTCAGATGTATTATTTATTTCATAATAAGAACCATTAAAAAATAAAATATCACCAATTTCAGGATAAGTATTTTTTTCTTCACACATCCACCTATCAAAACGAAATTCAATATTTTGTAGTGTATTTGATCCGAATTTTTCGTATTCTGTTGTTTCTGGTTCTTTATTTATCAACGCAGGTAATTCTACTCCTGGATGCCATGTCTTATTAACAGATTCTCCATATAAATTTGTACGGGTTTCTTTTATATTAATTTTGAAAAGAACAACTAAATTTTCAATTACTACATCTACAACTTCTCTAGCTATTCCTTTGAAAAAATTAACATCTCTTTGTGATATAAATTTTGGCATCTTAACCTACATATAATTTTAATGGAATTTTTTTCAACATTTCTTGATGGTATTCTGCTTCGTTCTTTCTGATTTCAAATTGCTTTGCTCTACCTAATTCCTCTAAGTTTTCTCTTAATTGAGTTATTAAATCTTCTTTTTCTGATTGAGCTTCTGCTCTTAGAGCTGCTCCATCTAAACTAACCTCACCATCTGGTATTGGAATATTGTTATATTTTTCTCTAACTGCTCCTAACAATTCTTTTGCAAGTGCAAGTGTATATTTTCTTATCCATTGTTTGCCTACATCGTTTATTGTACCATAAGATACAAAATCATATCCAATGTTTGAATAATCAGATACTACATTATCTTTTACGGAAGATGCTGCATTACTAAATTCATCTCTTTCCATATACTCCACATATATCTTTTTGACTGTATTTGCTGTTGGTAATGGAAATATTTCCAATACATCATTTACTATATTAAATGTGAATTGAGATTTACGAATAGCATCATTGAATTCAATATGTTGCATCCTTAAAATATCCTCATATAAAGGCATTAGAAGGAATTGTGCAGCAGGTGAGAAGTTTCCGAAACCCAACTCACTCATTAAATTTAAAGTTCCCTGTGCCCCAACAGAATACGGGTCAAAGAAACGTGTGATTGCCGGTACTGCTTCAAAGAATACTTTTGTTATATCCCTCTTAACTGATGACGTTAATGGTGTTCCGAAAGAACCCGATGTTGCATCATAAGCTTCCGTTTTTAAATCATATTTTTGTTTACCAGCAGTAAGGTTAATATATGCCTTCTTAATTGCCACATCTCCACCTACTCCTGCTAAAGTTCCATATGCTTGCGACATTCTGTAAATCGTTCCTAATCCTGCCCCATCAACTAATTTTTGAGAATAGTTTGTTCCTTGTGCTTTACCTTGTAAAAGATAGAGATTACTTCTGATATTGAATTGATTTACCTGTGCAGAATATTCTGATGTTGCTTCTTCAAAACAAGCAAACAATTGTTCGTTTACCAACTCAACATCCACAATCGGATATCCCAATCGTTTTGCACACCATACTGCTGTTTTCGGTGCATCTGCTGCAAATTCTGTATCTGCATCATATAATCCGAATGGGGTTGGGTTGGAACCAGAGTCAAAAGATGCCGAACCTGGCCATTTTAAGTTTAAAGACATATTTTATAAGTTATAGTTATACTACTATAAATATAAAAATAATAAAAGAGTGAGAAAATTATACTATTCTTATTTGAATAACATTTCCATTACGATATATTCCACCTAATGGAACTCCGCCGGCGGCCGCTGCTGCATCATTTGCGAAGTTAAGGGATGATGATACCTGATTAAGAACAATAGTAGAAACATTATTATTTACAATATGAACTAACGATGTGTTTGTCCAAACTGAACCACTTTTATATAGAATATCACCAGTTTGATCACTTTGTATTTTTACATTATGTAATTCATCTAATTCATATCCATTATCAACTTTTACCCAAATTATACCATGTTGTGAATGTGCATATACAACATATCCCATACGAACTCCGTGATTTGGAGCTACTGGAGTTACATTTGTGAATGAACCACTAGTTGTTGCGGATAAAAATAATAAATCACCATCATTCCACGTTTCTCCTTGTAATGCTCCTGTAGTGTTTATTTCTTTTAATAACCCATAGGTTGTTATATATCCTTCTTGATTTACTGAAATATCTTCTCTTACTGCACCCAATGTATCAGTTGAACCTCCTTCTGATTTAGCTATTGCAAAATCAACAGATAATCGTTGTCCTTGTGCACTTCTTACTTTTACTATTTTATATTCAGAACGAAGTAAATTTTCTCCGGTCTTATTTACAACTCGCGCAACTTGACCTTGTCCTAATTCAACCGTAGATTTTCCACTACCTAATCCAAGCTCTAGAGTACCATCTATATCATTCCACACTAATTGACCTGAAATAACCGATGTTGCGGTAGAACCTGTTTGAAAATAAATTGAACCACTTAAATAAATTGAACCCGTAAACTGATGCGTATCATCTGATGTATTTCCGAAAATTGTAGAACCACTTTTGAATATAACAGATGCGGAAATTATATTTGAAACGTTTATAGTTCCATTAATAAATAAATCTCCGTTTATTGTTTGTACTCCGTTAAATATATTTGAACCGGTGGTTGCTAATAATCCAGTTGATACATAACCAAATTGATTATCGTTTTGTCTTGTTAAAAAATAGGTAGATGATGTATGTTCATATTCATATAGATCCCATGCATGCTTTATTATTTGAGCATATTCAGGAACAACCGTTCTTATAGGACCTTTGTACATTAATCTATTTTATATAAATATCCATATAAAATAAAAAAAGGGAGAACTTTCGTTCTCCCTCTTTTAATATTTCTATAAATCTAATTATAGAGTGTTTACTCCTTCAACGATAATCTTACCGTAAAATTCGGGTCTGACAATCTTCTTAGCGTAACGAGTCATAACACCACGTCTAGGCGTGAAGTTAGTTGGATCGTACACTAATGGAGTCATAATTAATGGTACATATGGTGCGTAAACTGCTCCTGTTTCGAAGAAGTTAGAACCTTTGAAACCAAGAAGAATTACGTTCTCAGTCATATAAGGATTCTTATAAACATCATATCTGTTAGAGATTTGTCCGATGTTAGTTACACCTGCTGCGAACTGAAGGGCATCTTTACCAGGGTTAGCAGAAAATCCGTTCATAGATTCAAGAATAGTAGCTACGTTTGGAGATACAACTACGAAGTTTGCACCACCTCTCATAGTCAACTGATGAATTTTGTTAGATACTTTCTGAAGTTTGATACCCAAAGTCTGGAACCAAGTGTTCTTTTGATATGCTGAAGCAGCTGCTGCATCAGAATCAATTACAAATGAACTACCATTCCACTCATATCCTACTCTTGCAGACCAGTAATCAGTAGTCAATGCATTTTGCTGAAGCATTTCAAGGATTTCCAAATCAATCTCAAGAGAGATATATTCAGAAAGCATTTGAGTCAATTCAGCTTCTGCATCTACACTATGGTATGCATTAAGGTCTTGAGCTAATTCAGGAGTCCAAATTGCTTTCAACTTACGAGTCTTAGCAACGATAGGCTCTGATTTAAGTTCAAGTTCAATTTCTGGGATAGCAAGGTCAGAACCTCTATCTTCAAAATCACCTCTGTTTTCTTGCTTTGGTTGTAGATGGTAAGTGATAGTTTGTGTACCCACATTAACATCCGTTGCTGCAGAACCAGAAAGAATAAATGATGCAGAACCTGCTGTATCAATAGTAGTATATTGAGTCAACAAAGTTGTTGTTGCAGAACCGGAAACTTTGAATGCCCTTACACCTTGCCAATCAGCATCAGCTGGTAAACCAACTTTAACTTTCATTACTCTTGAATTTGCAGATGCAATAGATGCAGAATAAGTAGAATCAAATTGTACATCTGCCCAAGATGCTGAAGTTACTGTAGCTGTTACAGAAGCAGTTGTGTCGTTAATCGTATATCCGAAACGACCTGTTCCATAAAGACCACCTTCTGCTTCTTGAGTAGAACCAAGTTTGTTAGTTCCTGTGTAAAGATTATCTTTACCAAAAGTACCACCTTTACCAAATAAAGAAGTACCATTTTCTGGTCTACCTAGTGTAGTAGCGGTACCATATTTGAAGTCCATATAGAATATAAGACCTGAAGGTAGGTTCATTGGTTGTACAGAAACGAATTCTTTAGCAGCGATGCTACCGAAGATACGTCTTACAAGTGGAAGTGCAACACCGGCCCATTCTTCAGAACCTGCTGAAGTACCTGTTCTTGTTGCTTCATCCAATAGTTGCTTAGCTTGGTTTTCTAGCATTACAGCCATACCATGCTTAGAGGTTTCAGAACCTACACCTTCAAGAAGGCCGGTCTTTTCCCATTTTGATTTAAGACCACGAGTCTGCTCAAGCATAATGCTTTGAGGGTTTGCTCCGGTCATTAGTTTTTTAACGTCCATTTTAATTTAATTTTTTCGTTAGTTAATTATTTAATAATACCTGCTAGCTTTTTGAATCTATCAGAAAAATCAGCGCTTTCAGCAATTACTTGCTTTTGAGCTTGTGCAGGCTTAGTTGATTTTACAGCCTTACTTGCAATTCCTTCTTGAATAGATTTTTTAGCTGATTTTGCAGTAGTTGAAGTGTATTTGAAGTTTTCTGCTAGAGTAGCATAAACTAATTTAACTTCTCTTACTGATTTTGTTCTATCCAAAGTTTCAATAACTTTAACTTTCTGTTCGTTAGTCATGTTATGAGCTCTGAATAATTTGTTTGCGAATAGAAGTTTAGCGTTTAAAAGATTAACTTCGTTGATAGTTTTTTGAAGAGATTTGATAGTTTTGTAAGCTTCGTTAAGCTCTTTTTTCATTTCTTCTTTATCTTCTTCTTCTTTAACATCTTCTTTGTCATCTGTCATGTCTGCTTCCATTTCACGAAGAATTTCTTCTAAGTCGATTACTTCATTCTTTTCATCTTCTTTTTCTTCTTCTTCGGTTGTTACTACAACTTTAGGATCTTCACCTTTATCAGTTCCAGCTTCAGAACCATCGGCCATATTTTCATCCATTTCAGGTTCTTGCATTGGATCTTCTTCGGTTTCTCCTTCCAACTGTGCTTCTAGTTCTCTGATGATTGATTCCAAATCCATATCATCTTCTTCAGTATCTTCTTCTTCAGAACCGGTCACGTCGTAGTCTTCACCATCTTCGTCACCCATTTCTTCTCCAGAATCCATACTGAAATCATCTGACATATCTTCTTTATCATCTTCTCCTTCTAGTTCAGCTAGTCTTGCTCTTAGTTCGGCGATTTCTGCATCTTTATCAGATTCATCATCACCCATACCCATTTCCTCTTCTTCGGAAATGTCTTTTACTTTTTTGTAATCGCTTACCTCTGCTCCAGCTGCTGCACCAGATTTCTTAACACCTACTGATAAATCAGTATCTGCATCAAGAGTTGGTTGGCTACCAGGGTTTTCAGCTGCGTTTACTCCAACTTTAGAACCAATATCTGATGAACTTAGTTCTTCGTTTTTCATATCTTCCTCATCACCTTCTGCTTCGGCTTCTGCCTTTAGCTTTTGAGATAGGATAGATTGTAGACGAGGAGTAAATGCTTCTTCAAGGGCGATCTTTGCGTTTGCTAGAGCGGTTTCTTTTACGGCTTTAGCATCGGCAATTGCTTCTTTCAATAATTTTGAATTTGCCATTTTTTTTTCGTTAAATTTGTCTGTGAAGTTATTAGTGTAGGAACTCCAATGTATAATTGTTGGTTGTTCGGTCACACCTTATAAGAGAAGGGTATTCATTAACCAACGAATGTTAAAATTAAATCCCATATAAAACGGGATATTTGATAATATATATAGATATTTTTTAAAAAACTAAAGAAATCAATAGTTTTTTCTATTTTTTCTTTTTGCTTCTTCTATTTGTAACCTTTTTTTAACCGAAGGTTTTATATAAGTTTGTCTTTCTCTTAATTGGTCTATCTGTTTTACAGTTTGAACTTTTTTCTTATATTCTTTAAGGGCACTCTCTATATTTCCGTTTTTAATATTTACGATTAACATTATTGTAAATTGACCAATTTATATTTTGTAGAATATAAAAGAGTTACTACATTATCTATTTCATTTTGAAACCAACTTGTTTGTAATTTTTCATCTTTTCTAAGTTTTTCAACTGCTTTACATAATTTTTCAAAATAAGAAATGATATTTTTAATTTCACAATTAGTATCTAAACCATTAACTGCCTGAAATTTAATCAATCCGTATTGTCCTTGATATGCTTCTACCAATCCATCTAATAACGGAATGATGCCTTCGTAATATCCTTGTAGTGCTAAATGTGCTGCAAATGCACCTGGTCCTTTTACTCCTAAATGGAATACATGCGCCTGATTTCTACTTTGCATTAATAATGATGCTAATTGTTCCATTTTAATTTTTTTATTGTATTCCTAATCTTTGTTTCATTACTTCTTCGGAAACGTCTGCGATTTCAAAATATCTTCCCAATACGTGTCCCATATCTTCGTAAAGTGCTTCCAATCTTTGTTCTTGTGCAGATGCTTCTTCTGCTTCTTTTTGGAATGCTGCCTGAAGTTTCTTCAATTCACCCATATTACGTTTAATAGTAACTCTATCAAACCAATCACCACCTTCTCTTAGAGTATATTCTTGTGCGGCATCGGCGATGGCACCTAAAGTTTCTGATATTTGTCTGATATCGGATTTTCTACTCATTTGTTCACGATATTGTCCGTAAGTAGAAATAATCTCTAAGAAGTGTTTTTTCATTTCAGAAGGTAACTGCTGAAATTCTTCGGTTTCGCTTAATATATCTTTTAGTTGTGTAGATTGGTTTGTTTCATTCTCTTTCATAAATCCGGCACTTTTAATTCTAGATATCATCGTACTTATTTGAGATTTATCTATATTAAGTGCATCTAATATTTTTGCTATTACAAGGATTTCTTTATTTTTTGGAAGATTATATCCTTTAATTACTTTGATTGCTCTATCTAAAAAGCGTTCAACTTGTCCTGGTAATCCAACATCTAATTTTCCGAAATCTTCGTTAGTCGTTTTTTTCTCTTTTATTTCTCTACCTGGTATAAGGTTTACTAATTTTGCCATATTATTTTAATTTAGAAAATGTATTTTTATCACCTTCCATATGTTGTGGATATTCTAATGTTCCAATATAATAATAAGTTTTTCCATTATATTCTAT